ATGATGAGGCAGTGTTATCACCCAGGAAAACGGCGTAGTTTTTAGAAAACTACGCCAAAAACTGCGCCCGACCTAGCGTTCGACAGCCACGGTGTCGGCCCAGGCCCTACCCGCGTCCCCGCCACCGGTCTTGCCCTTGTGCTCCCAGTCCAGCACCGTGACGCCGAACGCTCCGCGCAGGATCCTGACCAGATCGCGCCAAGCGCCCGGCGATGTGCTGCCGTCCTGTCTGCTCATGGTGGCGTGGATGTAGGCCTTGCCGTCGGCCGTCAGGTCGACCTGGGCGATGACGTCGGGAGGGTCGCGCTGCTCGAAGCTACGGCTGGCCGAGAACAGTCGGGCGGTCAGGCGGGTAGGCTGAAGATGCCAAGTCATGGCCGGCTCACTTCGGCCAGGCGGCCAACAGGCCGGCGTGACGGGCGCGACAGTCGGCCGCCGCTGTCTCCCGGGCTTCGATGACCTTCAGCACGTCGCCCAGCGCCGCACTTGCCGCGCGCGGGTAGCCAGGGCCGGAGGTGCATTGCGCGGCCAGGCCGGGCGGCGGTGGATCAGGCGGCTTAGAAATCCGCGCCGGCGTTGCGCAGCCGGTCAAGCCAGACACCAGGCACAGGCACATCGCCCAGCTCCAGCGGCTTGCCGAGGGCGCCCGCAGGCGGGCAGATCGTGGCGTGGAGCGCATAGACGGACTCCGGTGATGGTTGGGTGAGGCGCCGCAGCAGCGCGGCGCGCTTCGTCTCGTAGTCGGTCGCCGCAGCGCGCGCGCGTAGGCGCTGCTGCTCGGCCTGGGCCTCAGCGGCTTGCTGTTCGGCCAGCCGCTGGGCATCCCACTCGGCGCGCACGCCGGCCGCGCCGGTGCGGTCGCCGTGGAACCAGACGCCAGCCAGCAGCGCCAGCACACCCAGCAGCTTGATGAGCCAGAGCGGCGGCATCACGGATAGAACACCCGGTTGCGCGACCGCGGCGGCACGGTCTGGAGGTGGGCCCAGCCCTTGGTGGCGCTGGGGTGCTCCATCCACAGGCCCACGCTGGCCAGCGCGGCCTGGCCGTTGGGCGACAGCAGCCAGTCGTCAATGTCGCCATCCGGGTCGTAAAGGTCGACGGCCTCGCCGGTCATGTGTCGGGAGTTGACGGCCGCGCCGCTGGTGGCGGCATTGATGGCCGGTGGGCGCCAGCCGCTACTGACCGCGCTGCCGGTGTTGGGGTTGCGCACCGGGTGGATGCCGTCGGCCATGGCCTTGGCGAGCAGCGCGTTGACGACGCTGACCGTGCGTTCGGCGCGGCGCTCGATGTCGGGCGTGAGCGCGAGCGGGTGCTGCTCGCGGCGGCCCATGAAGTAGTCGTTGACGGTGATCATGATCACTCCTCTTTCTTGGGGGCGTCAGGGACGGGCGCGCCGGGCGCCCAGCGGCGCATGGCGAAGGCCTCGAAGGTGGTAATGGCGCGCGTGCCCATGTGCCCGGCCACGCCCACCAGGCACGCGGCCAGCAGCGGCGGCGCGCCGGACAGCTCGCACAGCCAGAAGCAGAGCAAGCCGGCGAAGGCGCTGGTGGTGAGCTCGCCGACCAGTTGCGTGACGTTGAGCGCCATCACCTCGCCCTTGCGGACGCGGGCGTAGAAGCTGACCAGACCGCCGACCACGGCCAGGCCCAGCACGAAGCCGTATTGCTTGGCGGGGTAGGACAGCGGGTCTTTGGCCTCGGCGTGCGCGGCCATCGGCAGCAGCAGGCCGATCAGCTTGGCGGTGGCGGTTCGGAGCAGGTGCATGGGGCTGGGCTTTCTTCAGTCTGGCCAGTGGATGGCGGTCACCTCGGCGACCGTTGAAGCGGTGTCGATCTGACCCCGCAGTTGCTGGCTAATGCCCCAAAGTGCGGCGATGTAGGCCTTGCAGGCGCGGCCGGCCGCAAGCTGCTCGGCGGCGTTGAGCACGACAACGCTGTTGTCAGCCAGCACCCATGGCTGCGCGTAAGTTTCGCCGGCCAGGTCCGCGGCCATGGCGTCGAGCGCGGCGCCGGTGAGGCGTGTCTCGTCGACGTTGAAGCTGTGCCCGCCCGAGGTGAACGCGCCGCGCTCGCGGCTCGCACGCTCTGCCTTGACCTCGGCCCACTTGCGAGCCTGGGCGCCATCCAGGCTGTCTGCAGCGTCGGGAATGGGCGTTGCGCCGTTGAACTGGTCGCTGGCCAACACGGCCGCCGCGACTGCAGCCTGCAGGCCGTCGCCGAATGGCAGGCCCGCCACCGGCACGTTCAGCTGCCAGCGCGTGACGGGGGCGCGACCATCGAGCCTGGCAGCCTCGCTTGGCCACGACTCCAGCCGCAGGACGATGCTGGAGAGATCACGCGCCAGCTCCGCGCCGGCGAGTCGGTGATGAGTGACCGCGATGTGATCGTCAGAAGTGGTGTCGTGATGGAAAAGCATGGGTGGCGTCAGGTGTTGTCGGCGACGAGTTCAAGCGCTCCGGTCGCGACGACAGGCGAGCCGCTGGAGCTGTTGGAAATGAAGTAGTCCGCCAGCGTGTATCGAGAGTTCGGACCGGTAACGGTGTTGACCCAGTTGACGACGGTGGACATCGACACCCAGCTGTTGACGGCCGCGCCGCTCGATGGGTTGGCCGAGCCGGCACGCGGCACCAACTTGATCCAGTAGCTTGAGCCGATGCCGGACGTGGTGGGGGAATACCAGTTGCCGACGTAGGAGTAGCTGCCGCCCGGGTCGCGTGTGGACACCGTGCCGTCGGTGTTGAAGCGAATTCCCGCGGCAGTGGTGCCGCCGGCCTGCCAGAAAAGAGCGTTCAGTACGCCGCTGGTCGGCGCGGCGGCGCGGGCCTTGGCCAGAGTAAAGCGGGCCGTCTGAGTGGCGTAGCCGCTGCGGGTGGCAGTGACGTCCACATACCCCGTGTCGCCGCTCATCGCCGTGACGGTCAGCGTAGCGCCGGCCAGGCTGGACGACACGCCGGTGCCGTTCGTCCGGCTGAAAGTCCAGTTGCTGGTGTCATCGGCGGCGCCCTTCATCACCACAGCCGTCGTGGCAGCGGGCGAGTAGTCGGCCACGACGCCGCTGCTGTCGGCCTGCAGCGTGACGGCAGCGGTTGACAACGACATGGCGATGGCGTCCTGGCCGTTCGTGCCGTCTGCGCCCTTCACCAGCGCCCAGGTATAGGCGCCCACGCTCGTGCTGTCCGCCAGCGTCGAGTCGGTATAGGTGCCGATGTAGCGTCCCGGCGTCTCTCCGCTGCTGGCGGTAAACGTCGCGCCGCCGTCGTCGCTCCACTTGATGTGCAGATAGCTGGGCGTGCCGTCGGCCCCAGGCGCCCCCGGCGTGCCGTTGGTGCCGTCAGCGCCCTTGATCAGCGCCCAGTTGTATGCGCCAACGCTGGTGCTGTCGGCCGCCGTGAAGTCGGTGTAGGTGCCGATGTAGGCGCCTGGGGTCTCGCCGCCTGAGGCGGTGAAGGTGGCGCCGCCGTCGTTGCTCCACTTGATGTGCAGGTAGCTGGTCAGGCCATCGGCCCCGGCCGCCCCCGGCGTGCCGTTGGTGCCGTCAGCGCCCTTGATCAGCGCCCAGCTGTATGAGCCGACGCTGGTGCTGTCCGCCGCCGTGAAGTCGGTGTAGGTGCCGATGTAGGCGCCCGGGGTCTCGCCGCCTGAGGCGGTGAAGGTGGCGCCGCCGTCGTTGCTCCACTTGATATGCAGGTAGCTTGTCAGGCCATCGGCCCCGGCCGCACCCGGCGTGCCGTTCGTGCCGTCAGCGCCCTTGATCAGCGCCCAGTTGTATGAGCCGACGCTGGTGCTGTCCGCCGCCGTGAAGTCGGTGTAGGTGCCGATATACGCGCCCGGCGTCTCGCCGCTCGAAGTGGTGAACGTGCTGCCGCCGTCGTTCGAATACTTGATGTGAAGGTAGCTCGTCTGCCCATCAGCGCCCGGCGCGCCTGGCGTGCCGTCGGTGCCGGCCGCGCCGTTCTTGACGATGCTTGCCACCGTGTAGAACGCCTGCTGCACCACCACGCCGCTCGCGTCGCTGGCCGCCGAGCTGGCGGCGTAGGCCTGGCCGGGCTGCAGGCCGCGCTGGCCGATGAACACATGCGACGTGCGGTCACTCGTCCAGAGCGGGAAGGTCGCGCTGCCGCCGAACGCCTGCAAGGCGGCGCGCAGCGGCGCGTCATGCGTCGACGCGTCATAGGTGTAGAGCGCCAGCAGGATGCCCGCCGGCACGGTGTCCAGCGCCGCGACAAGCGCGGCCGAGCCGCTGCCGTAGGTGTCGAAAGTGGACGGCGCCGCGGCAAGTGAGTCCGTGGCCAGGTTCCACATCAGCAGCGTGTGGCCCCGCGTGCCGGTGTTGTGCACGTAGCCCGTGCTGAGGATCTCCACGCCACGACCAGTAAAGCCGGCCTCCCGGGCGTTGTGGTTCTCGCCCATGACGCGAATGGACGGCGGGCTGTAGCTGGCCACCTGCGCGTCCAGCGTTGTCGCATGCGCCCACATCGTTGCGGCCACGATGCCGGGCGGGCTCCCAGGGAACCCAACGTCGGTGCCACCGCTCTCGACCGTGCCGATGATGAAGTGATGCGCGGTGGGGATGAACTCGACCCACGTCGAGTTGTTGTCGTAGTACCAGTGGCCGGAATATTTGCGCACGGCCGCATAGGGGTGCGTGGCCGGTCCGCCTGAGATCGCAAAGCCGGCGCCGCTGCTCTCCCACACGATGTAATGCGCGCCGGGGCCTGGGCCGCCATAGAGCAGGCCGTTGGGGACGCTCCTGGGCTGGCCGTTCACCAGGATGACACCAGGCGCATCGAGCGCCGCGCCGCTGGCATCGCAGCCGTGAATCCAGCATTCGTTGTAGTTCAACGTGCCGGCAAAGTCGGCGACGTTGATCTTGATGCCTAACGCAACCGGTGCGGGCACGATGCGCTGCGCGTCGACGATCGCCGCCGCGCTGGCGACGATGTCGCTATAGGCCCCGGCGCTGTGCCGCACCAGGCCGAGCCGCCAGCGGCCCGGCGCTGGCATGGCCACACTGGTGACGCGCATCGGCGTCATCGCCAGGCCGAGCGGGTGCTCGACGGTGATGATGTCGCCGTCATCATGCTTGATGCCCACGTCGAACACTTCCATGCTCGTGCTCAGGTCGTTCAGCACGAGCTTGTTCAGGCGCTCGGTGGCCTCGCGCATCGCCTGCCCGTGGCGGTGGATGCCGGGCATGCGGACCTGGCTGAGGCGCCAAGGCTTGGTGGTGCCGGCGCCGTCGAGCGGGGCGATTGCCGACGCGTCGCGCCAGGGGATGGCGCTGGTGTCGGTGTAGATGACCTCGACCGCCGTGGGCGCCTGGTTGACGTTGCGCAGCTCCAGTGCGTCGATGGCCGCGATGTCGCCCAGCGAATGCCGGTAGGTGGCCACCGACGCGCTGTCGACGTCGGGCAGCAGCCGCACCCCGCTCGCACCCGGCAGCAGGAAGCAGCCGGCATAGGCGCGCAGCGTTTCGGCCACGTCCAGGGCGGCGGACGCCGTGATGAAACTCACCCCCACCAGGCGTCGTGCCTCGCTCGAGCTGGGCACGACGGCGCGATTGGCCGCGCCGGTGGCAATGACGCTGGCCCAATCGACCGTGACGCCACAGCCATAGACCGGGCTGGCCAGGAAGTCGGCCAGGCACACCGCCGGCACGTCGCTGTAAGCCCAGGTGCTCACGTCGGCCAAGCGCTGCGGGCCGGCGCCGCCGGCGGTGGTGTCGAGCGACGGGTCGTAGCACTTGCGGCCGCGGACGCGCGCGGTGAAGTTGAGCTGGCCGTCGAACAGCGCGGCCGGCATCGAAATGAGGCTCCAGGCGTAGCCGGTCAACGGCTGCACGCCGCTGATGCCCTGCGCCGCGAACGCTGCCACCAGCGTGGCGTCGGCCACCGTCTGGCTGCCGGCATAGTGCGTGGCTGTGACGCCGGCCGGCAGGGCCGCGTCCTTGAAGCGCAGGTCGTTGACGCTGTCGCACGCGAAGCACCACAGCACCTGCACGAGCAGCGTGCCGGGCGTGCCGGCGGCGCTCAGCACGTTGAGCACCAGGCCGGCGATGCGGTCCTCGCCGTACACCAGCGGCACGACGGAGCGCGAGGCGGCGGCGGGCAGTTGGCGGGCGGCGGCGCCCTTCCCTGTCGAGTTCAAGCTGCCCGCGGGCGGGATGGTGAGGCCGTCGGTGAACAAGGGCATGACGCGCGCCTCAGTTGCGGCGGGCCAGCGTGATCGCCTGGCCGTTGATGGTGAGCACCGTGCCGGCCGGCAGCAGCGGCGCGAACTCGGCTTCGGACACGAAGGTGCGCGGCGCCAGCGTGTATTCGCAGGGGTGTCGCAGCTCCAGGCGAACGGCATCGGCGGCGATCTGCGCGCCGGCGCAGACGGCGTCGGCCAGCCACACCACATCGGCCGCGCCGGTGGCGGCGGCGTCATAGCCCCAGAGCCGCACGGTGCGGTCCTGCACACCTTCGGCGAGCACCAAGGCCGCTGCGGCGCCGTCGCCGTTGCCCAGGCGCAGCACGCCTGCAACCGCCAGCGCGCCCACCATCAAGCCGTCAAGGCTGACGTCCTCCTTGACCCAGTCGTGCCCGCCCCAGGTCAGGTCCGCAAAGCTGCTCCAGCGCCGGACAGTGCTGAAGCCCAGCTCCACCAGGATGGCGGGGCGCTGCACCGGCGCGCCGAGCGCGGCCGAGAGGGCGACGGACAGCGTCTTCATACCTGCGCAAGGCGCACCGTGGCGCGGTAGTAGTTGCCCTTGCGCCAGACCTGCGGCGCTGCCGAGAAACGCACCGTGTACGTGACGCCGTCGCCGGGCCAGTAGAAGGTGAACTCGGTGGTGACGTTGGCGTTGTAGAACGTCATCAGGTCATCGCGCTCGGCGCGCGTGAGCATGTGCACGACGACGAAATCGGTCTTGTCGGCGCTGTACAGCCGGCGCACCTTGAGCAGGCCGTTGGTGGCGCGCGCCGCCTCGATGCCGGCCTCGCGAGGGGCCTCGCTCTCTTCAAGGATCATGAGGGTCGGATACGGCATGGGGGCCTCAGCCTGCGGTCGTCACTTCGGGTTGGCGGTAGCCCGGCACCCAGCCGCCGCCCCCGCCGCCGCCCGACAAGATGGCGTTGGCCAGCTGCTGCACCATGTCGGCCACCTTGAGCGTGGCGTCGCGCGTTTCGTACTGCGCGTCCATGGACTGCTGGGCCAACTGCAACTGCTGGCTGACGGTGCTGAGCAGCGGGCTGAGCATGTCGTTGGCGGGCGCCAGCGCGGCGGCCTGGCTGAGCGTGAGGCCGGTCTCGGCCAGGTAGTCCGACACGGTCGCGAAGCTGCCCTGCAGCGCCAGCAGCGCGGCCAGCTGCTCGCGGCCGGTGGTGCTGTTCGGGTCCAGGCTTTCCACGAGCGCGCGGAACTGCTCGCGGCTGTTGACCTCGGGCGTCACGCCGGCCTGGCCCAGGGCCGCCTGCACCTCGCGCGCCTTCAGGCCGGCAATCTCGTCTCGGTTGTAGTAGTTCTGCGCGAACCCCAGCGCCTGCTGGCCCAGCGCATCCATGCCGCCGGCCAGGTCGATGAGGTGCTCGCGCGCCGTCACGCTGGTGGCGGCCAGCCGCGAGAACACGCCGCCCAGGGCGCCCAGGCCGTTGGTGAACGTCTGCAGCGTGGACAGCCGCTCCAGCGTGGCAGCCATGGTCTCGCCGTAGCGCTGCAGCGGCGCCAGCTGGGCGGCGTAGCGTGAGGCCAGCTGCTCGCCCAGGTTGCTGATGGCGGCATCAAGAGCGGCCTTGTTCTCCTCCTCCGTCTTGCCCCAGACGACCTTGAACTGCGCCGCGTAGCCATTGACGGCGGACACCGGCAGCCCCAGCACCTTGGCGTACTCGGCGGCGGACTTGTAGACGGCGCCGACCGTCCGGTCCAGCTCGGCGTCCAGCGACGAGCTGATGGGCATACGGTCGGTGCCCGTCTTGTCGGAGTGGAACCACCCGCCCTTCTTGATCCAGTCCGCATAGGCTTGGCCGGCGAAGCCGCCTGCGTTGACCGTGCCCGAGATGCCCTGCCCTTGAATTTGAGGATCGCTGTGGCCGAAAGCGCGGCTCCACAGCGACGCGCCGGTGATGACGTTGGCGATGCGCTCGTTGACACCCAGCTTGACGAGGGCATTGGTGTCGAATTTCACCGTCGGCGGCGCCAGCCCGCCTGTCTGAAACCAGGCCTTCGTGTAGCTGAAGTTGTCCTGGTTGAATCCGTTGGCATAGGCGCTGTCGGCGGCACCCATGAACATCGCGATCATGGCCGCCAGTGGGCCGGCAGCGGACGCGGCGCCCATCAAGCCGCCCGCCCCTGCGCCGGCGGCTCCAGCGGCGCTAGCGGCCGACGCCGCCGCAGCGCCGCCGCCCAGGCTCGCGCCAATGGACGACAACCACGACGAGTTGAAGAATGTGCCCGCGGTGCTGATCAACTGCCCGAGGCTCGCGCCGCTGGAGCCACCCGACCCCATGAGGCCCTGCAACCAGCCCGTCAGCGCGTTCGTGACGGGCTTGAAGACCGCCTGCACGACGGGCCGCAGCACCATCGTTTTGAACATGTTGACGATGGTGTCCCGCAAGTTTTGGGCGAAGCCCTTGCCGTTCTCGAAACCGCGCATCAGCGAGTCGGTGAGCGAACGCTCCATCTCTTCGGTGGCGCGCTTCCACTCGCGGGCAGCGTCTTCGGCGCTGCGCTTGGCGGTGTCGCGGGTCTCCTTGCGCCCGATGAGGGTGGCCAGCTTCTCGCGCTGCTCGACCTCGGCGCGCAGCGCGGCCGCGGTGCCGAAGTCGTTCTGTGCGGTGGCCTTGGCGTGCGCGTCCTCGACACGAGCGATGGCCACGCGCTCGATCGCTTCAGCCAGCGTGATGTGGCTGGCGGCCGACAGGGTGATGGCCTTCTCCTCCTCCTGCAGCTTCAGCACCTGGGCGGCCGTTTGGTCGGCGCCCTTGTAGACCGCGTCGATGCGGCGTTGCTCGGCCTGCAGCAGGTCGTTCAGCGCATCGGCCGCCTTCTTCTGCGCGGCAGCTTGCGCTTCCAGCTGATCACGCACGACCGGCTGCACCTTGATGAGGTTCTCGACGGCCTTGATGTACTGCTCTTCGGTGAGGCGGCCAAGCTGGCGCAGCTTGAGGAGCTCCGTCAAGTCCTTCTGGTAGCTGCCGGACAGGCCAAGGGCGCGCTCGACGGCAGCATTCTCTTCATCGCGCGCTCGGGCGAGCTTCTTGGCCGCTTCGGCGGCCTTCTCGTCGGCTTCGATGGCGGCTTTCACCGCCGCGGCGCGCTCGCCTTCGGCCTTGGCCACGCGCCGCGCGGCCGCTTCAGCACCCTCAGTGTTGGACGGCTGCACCAGGGAGATGGCGGCCTGTACCGGCGTGCGACCGGTCACCATGTTCAACAGCTGCTGCACGCCGCCGATGCTGTTGCGCAGCTCGGCCACCTTGCCCTCGATGACCGAGGGACGGAAGCTGTCGACGATGGCATCCCAGAAACCCGCGGCGCCGTCCTTCGCCACCTTGAAGGCCTTCTCGACACCAGTGAGACTGGCTTCCAGTTCCTTGGCTCGCCGCACGCCTTCGGCGGCGTAGGCCGCCATGGCGACCTTGGCGGCCTCGGCCGTCTTGCCCTGCTCCACCAGCGACTTCACCTGCCGGTAGACAGCCTCGGTGAGGAAGTTCTCGGCCTCGTTGAGGTCGATCAGCGCTTTGAGGGGGTCTTTGCCAAGTGACGCGAATTTCTTGACCGTCTCTTCAATGGGGATGCCGGCCCGCGCGAAGCGGGTGGCGGCCTCGGCCGCTTCGTCCAGCGCATCAGCGCTGACGCGGCCCGTTGCCACCAGTGCGGCCAGCGCCTGCGCCGCTTCGCCTTGCGTGCCCACGACGCGGCTCTGCGCGGCGGCGAGCTCCCGAAGCTGGCCCACCGTCACGCCCACAGCATTGCCGGACAGCACCAGGGCATTGGTGTAGGCCTTGGCTTCGTCAGTGCCCTGCTTGTACGCCAGCGCGACGCCGCCAATGGCAACGCCCGCCGCGCCGAGAATCGCGACGGTCGGCGTGATGAGTCCGCCAACGGCCCGAAGCGCGTTCCCCACGCCCCCGAACACCGCCGACAGCTGCGACCCCTGCTGTAGCAGCGCGGTGATCGGCGCCTGGCCGCCCTGGATCTGCACGAACAGGTCTTGCAACTGCGCGCTCACCTGCGCCATCTGCTGGCCGGACAACTGGGCTTGCTGACCCGCCTGCTGGCCGGCCTTGCCGAGCTTGCCCAGACCATCGGCGGCCTTGTTGGCGCTGGTCTGGACTTGCTCGGCGCCTTCCAGCACCAGGCGGATCTTGAGGTCTTCCATGCGTCAGGCTCCTAGACCTTTGCCGCGCGCTTCAGCGGCCTGCATGAGGTGGCGTTGTGCGAGCCAGGCGCGCTCCATGACCGCGAGGCCTTGCAGCAGGGGCTCGCGGTCGGCCGCGGGAATGGCGCGCACGTCGGGGTGCAGGCGCAGGCTGTGCCACTGGAAGCCCGTGGGCCCGAGCGGGCCGTGCGCCCACTGGGTTTGCACGGCGCCCCACAGGCGCAGCACGGGGACGTTCTCGGGCAGCAGGACGAAGGCCGGCCGCTCGATGGGCACCCCCCCGCGCTGCCGGGCGAGCGCTGCCAGGCGGGCGAGACCGACCGCGGCGCGGTCGTCGGGTGGGGCGTCGTCGAGGGGGTCATCGTCGGGCGTGCCGAGGTCGATCTCGTTGGCGGCCAGCAGCGTCGCCAGCCGTGTCAGTTTCCCGAGCTGCCGCGGGCGCCGTTGGCTTGCAGGTAGCCGGCGAACACCAGGCTCACCATGCCGCCCACCAGCGCGTACAACGCAGCCAGCGCCTCGGGGCCCGCGGGCACCGGGGCTCCCTCCGCATCCTGCAGCGGCGACTTGCCGATCCACGATTGCAGGGTCACGCCGCGGCCGGCGAGGAACTCCTGCACCTTGACCTGCTCGCCGAGCTCGCGCTCCTGCTCGCCCAGCGGCTGGCGCTTGGCGGACAGGCGCATGCCGAAGGGCTTGTCCTCGCCGCCGTCGTTCAGCGTGAACTTGATGTCGAACTCGACGCGGTCGCCGACGACCAGCTTGTAGGTGGCGCTCATGGCGATCAGAAGCTGGTGAAGGCGCCGGCCATCGTGATGACGACCTTCTGCTTCATGACCGACTCGAACACCGGCAGCGACGAGGCGCTGACCGTGCCGTAGGCGTAGCCGTAGATGCCACCCGGCAGCACGAACTTGATGGCCTTCTTACCGCCGATGCGCGAGGCCGCCTGCATGGCTTGCTGGTCGGCGCGCGAGCGGTCCCAGCCGAGGGTGAGCTCCAGGCTGGCGCCGCTGAAGCCGGTGAACAGCTTCACGGCGTTGCGGCGGTCGAAGGGCTTGACCTCTTCGAAGCTGGCCTCGCCACCGCTGGGCGTGACGCCCAGCACCTGGCCGATGCTCGTCCAGCCGGCGATTTTCTGGGCGGTGCCGACCGCGCTGGCGACCGGATAGAAGTCGGTGTTGGTGCTGTCGTAGCCAGCAATGCTGAAGGCGTTGGCAGCCACGGCCGAGGCGCGCACGACGGACTCGTTGAAGTCATCCCAGTTGTTGAAGATGACGACTTCGTCATTGTTCGCGTAGCCATGCGCCGTGGACGACACGACGGGCGGCGCGGCGTTGCTGATGGCGGTGATGGTCTTGGCGGCTTCCAGCGTGGTGGACAGGAAGAACTGCGCGCCGATGAGGGTGTTGTAGGACATGGTGGCTCCTGTGATGGGGTCAGGGGATGAGGGTCTCGGGGTCGCCCTCAACACCGTGGAACACGGCCTCGAGGTGCAGGGTCAGGCAGCCCAGGCGGGCGGCTTGCTGGTCGCCGTCGTCGGTGCGGCGCCGCACGCCGATCAACACCAGCTGGATCGGCGGCTGCGTCGCGAACAGGGCCTGCATGCCTTGCAGCTGCAGGGTGTCGAGTTGGGTCTCGAGATCGGTAGCGCTCTTGACGAAGCCATCGGCGCGGATGCTGAGCCGGTGCTCAAGCAGGCGCGGCCAGCTGATGCCTTCGGTCTGGACGTTTTCACCGGGGTCGATGGCGACGAACCAGCACGGCAGCTCGCTCTCGGCCGCGGGGTCATAACGGCCCTCGTGCACCTGGCCGGCGGTGAGCGCGCAGGCCTGCAGGCGCTGGGCGACGAGTTGGCGGGCTTGGGCGGCTGCAAGCATGGGTCAGGCCTTGGCGAGCACCAGCAGATGCAGAGCGCCGTCGGGCGGCTCGGGCAGCACCTGGCGCACGAGGTAGCTCACACCCTGGCGCACCAGGGTTTGATTGCGCTGGGCACCCACGGAGGCGAGCACCGTGGCGGTGGTGGTGGTGCTGGTGACGCCGCCTTCCAGCATCACCTGCCCGTCGACGTCGAACAGGCCGTGCAGCGGCGCGCCGGCGAGCGTCATCGGCTCACCTGCGTCCTGCAGCATCCCGGCGAGGTCGTCGTCGAAGGGCATGGCGCGGCGGGCTCAGTCGGCCTTGGGGTCAGCCTTGGCCAGGCGCTTGGCCTCGGCCTGGGCCTTCTTGGCGGCGTCGAGCTGGGCGTCGGTGGCAGTCTTCACCTTGTGGGCGGTGAAGTCGTCCTTCTTGTCGACGAACAGCGCCTTGCCGGCGATCACGACGTTCTTGGCGGTGTCGGGCTCGACGTCGACCACTTCGTTGACGTCGAGGAACGTGGGGCCGTCCAGGGAGGGGACGAAGGTGGCGAGGATGATGAGGATCTTCATGGCGGTGGTTTGTCCGGTCAGGTGGGCGCCCTCGGCGCCAGCCCGCAGGCCGGCGCCGAGGGCGCGGGGCTTAGACGCGCAGGGCGTCCAACATGGCCGCGAAGCTGGCGGCGCGGCGGGCGGCGACGTCGCAGTCCTGCAGGGCGACGATGCGGCGGCCGCCGGACTTGGCCAGGGCGTAGGGGTCGAGGATCAGGTCCAGGCCGGACCAGAAGCCGATCAGCAGGTCAGCCCAGTTGCCGTAGGCGATGGCCGAGCAGACGCCAGAGGCCGAGCCCTTGGTGAGGTTGCTGGGCATGCTGTTGGTGGCCAGGGCGGCGTAGCCGTTGACCTCGCTGCCCTGCCACACCGGCTGGCCGTTGGTGCTGGCGAACACCTGCGTCAGCTTGAGCTGCGCGCGCATCTTGGCGTTGGTGCAGTACTTCAGGCTGCCGATGTCGGCGTTGGCGATGCCGACGGCCTCTTCCAGCGCCACCATGTGCGCGTAGGTCGGCGCCGCACCGTTGGTGCCACCGGCCACAGCGCCGATGCCGGCTGTGTTGATGACGCCACGCGGCTCGGCACCGGTGCCGCTGCCGGCCAGGCCGACGCGGTCGATCTCCGAGGCGATGCCGTTGGCCAGGTCGGCACGCACCAGCGCCTCGATGCTAGGCGTGGCCTGCAGCAGCATCTTGCGGCTGAAGTCGGCCGTCATGCCGACCGTCTTGGGCGTCAGCGTGACCTGGCCGAAGGCGGCCTGGCTCTCGGTGACGTCCACGCCTTCAGTGACCCAGTAGGTGCTGGCGCCGGCGGTTTGCGACGGGATGGCGAGGTTGCCGGTCAGGCCGTCCAGCACCGTGGCGCCGAGGCTGGCCAGCACCATGCGGTTGCGCAGCAAGTCGATGAAGCTCGAGGCCAGCAGGTCGGTGGCGACGAGGTTGCCGCCGGCGGTGGGCGTGCCGACCGTCAGGTCGCGCTGCGCCAGCATGGAACGCACAGCCTCGGCGACCTTGGCTTCGCGGGCCAGGGTGCCGCGCAGCACGTCCACGGGCACGGTGTAGCCGCTGGAGCGGCTCGCGCCCATGTGGCCGTGCTCGTCGACCGGGCGCAGCTTGCGGGCGGCGACCGAGCATTCGATCTCGAAGGCCGCGCGCTTCTGCGCGTCGGCGTCGGACGGCTCGAGCAGCGCGTACATCAGGCGCGCGACGCTGAAGCTGCGGGTCTCGTTTTCCGTCAGGCCGATTTCGGCGCTGACGGTCGGCTTGATCTTGCCGCGCTCTTCCAGCTTTTGCAGCACCAGGGCGCGGAAGGCGTCGACCGACGTGCCGCCGTTGATGGCGGTAGTGGCTTCGTCAGCCAGGCTGTGGGCATGGCCCATCGCGCGGATGGCGTTGGCGCGCTCGCGCTCGGCCGAGATGGCCTGGCTTTCGATGACGCGGATATCCGGCGCGGGTGCGGGCGCCGGGGCGGTGGTGGTGGGATCGCTCATGCGGGTCTCCTTGGGTTGAGCGGTTGCGGCCTCGGCGGCCAGGGAACGGCCCACGCCCACGGAGGCGTCGGCGGGGATGGAAACGATGGACACCTCGTAGGGCGTCCACTCGGTGACGCGGTAGGTCGAGACGTCGTCGGTACGGCTCTCCAGCACCATGTCGTCGATGGAGTAGCCGACCGAGACGAGCTCGCGGATGCCGTCGATGACGTCCTGCAGGATTTCTTCGCCGAGCGCGCCGCGGCTGAAACGCACGGTGCAGCGGCACTTGCGGTCGCTGTCGACCCAGGCCCTTTCGACCACGCCGATCTGCTGGCGTGTGTCGTGATTGAGCAGCAGCGGGTGGCGGCCATTGAGCCGCTCGAGATTCACGGCGGCAGGCGTGCAGTCGAGGATCTCGTTGCCCCACCAGCGCTCATACGGCGCGTCGCTGGCAAAGCTGAGCTCGACGGTGCGGGCCTCGGCATCCACCGCGGCGCGCTCGACGCGCATGGCGCGCTTCTGCGGCTCGGCGAGGGCCTTGCGGACGTTTTCGGGCAGGGAGTTGCGGTCGATAACGGTGGACATGCGTGTCACTCCGTGCCGGTGGCTGGCAAAGCCCCGGTGATGAGTTGGAGGCGCCGCGCCTTGGACGCGGCGGCGGTGGCGGGGTCAACGGGCTCGGCCAGGCCGGCGGCCTTGACCTTGGCGGCCCATTCCTGGCGCTCGGCCAGGACTTCGTCGGGGTCGTCGCCGTTCTCGGCCATGACGCGCTGCGGGCTGGTGATGCCCTCCTCAAGGCGGCTGCGCTGGGCTTCGATGGTCTTGAGCGGGTCCAGCGGCTGCCAGACGTGCAGCTGCCAGCGGGCGGCGGCCTTGTAGGCGTCGATGCGGGCGAAGCTGAGGCCGCTCAGCTCGGGCGCGGCGACGAGGGCGTAGCTGAGCCAGCGCTCGAAGATGGGTTGCGTCCAGTGCGCCACGAACCACTGCTGCAGCTCAAGCCACAACGTGCGTTCGTCGCCCAGGCCCAGCTGGCCGGAGCTGTAGTTCACGTCGCTCAGGTCGTTGCCCAGGCTGATGTAGCTGACCTCGAGCGCGCTGGCGATGTTGCGCAGGCAGTCCCTGATGAACTGGCCGTATTCGATGTTGGGGTAGTCGCTCTCGAAGGGCGTGGCCTTGAGGCCGTGGGGGAGCATGTCCCAGGTGCCGTCCTGCAGCGTCTGGAACTGCGTGCCGTCGACGTCCTTGCCGTCTTCCATGGGCGGGGGCGGCGCTGCGTCCGGGTGCGTCTCAAAGAACCCGCCACGCTTGGCGCTCTCCCGCGCCTTGTTGAGCCCCGAGGATGCAAAGTCGGCCGCCTGGTGCATGGGCTTGAGGGCGGCCTGCATCCAGGGCACGCCGAGCAGCTGCAGCACTTCGTCCGGCAGCTGCAGGTGCAGCATCTCGCCGGCCGGAACGCGGATGAAGTTCCGGGACGTAGCGAAGGCGTCGAGCGCTGCGGCGTCGGTGCCGCGCAGCCAGTAGGCGCGCACGGCGCCGAAGGCATCGATCTCGACACCCTGGCGGATGCGCGCGCCGTCGGCCAGGTCGGCGCGGTGCGTGCGGGCCAGCACATCGACGGGCAGCAGCTGCACCTGCACGCCGTGCGGACCGCGGCCCGGCAGGAAGCGTGCAAAGGCGCAGCCGTCGACGATGCAATGGCGCAGGGCCAGCCGGTCGAGGTCGGCGCGGGTGTAGCGGCCTGTGACGTCGCAGGCGCCCTTGCGGCCCCAGGCGAGGTAGGCCGATTCGAGCGTCTCGTTGACGCCGGCTTTGAGGCCGGCCTCGGTGCGCAGGCGCATCTGCAGGCGCACGCCGTGCGGGCCCAGCAGGTTGCGGCGGACCATGCCGATGAAGCGACGCGCGAAAGGGTTGTTGCGCGCGGCGTCGCGACTGCGGGCGATGACGGTGGAGAGACCGGCCTCGGTCTCGACGTTGATGTGCTGGCCGTCAGGCTGCCAGCTGGCCACGTCGTTGGTCGTCAGCGCCGAGAGCAGGCTGCGTTGCTGGGCGTTGGCGATGGCCGCCACGCGGCGGCCGGCCGTGAGTTCACGGCCGCGCGCCTGGGCTTCGGTGTGAAGGCCCAGGCGGTTTGCGAGCTTGGTGAGCAGCGATGCCATGGGAAGGCATCGTGTCGAGAGGGGCGGAACTCAGGGGGGCGAGTTGTTCCGCCCCGCGGCTATGCGGCGACGGTCTTCCATTCCGCGTCGGTCAGGCCTCGGTCGTTGAGATAGACCGCCGTCATCTCCGCGTGCTTGTGGCCCAGCAGGGTCTGCACGGTGACGGGCGGCATGCCCTCTGTGATGTAGGTGCGCGCGCTGAGGCTGCGCACCTCGTGCAGGCTTGGCCGCTCGAACTCCTTGTACGCGTCCGAAGGGGTGACGGCGGTGATGTGCTCGCAGAAGCGGGCGCTGAGAGACGACATCTCGATAGGCCGGCCGTTGGCCTGGCGCAGCAGCGTGTCGCCTGGCGCGCCGATGCCTCGGCAAAGCTCGATGACTTCGCCCAACGTCATGCCCGTGGCTTCCAGGCGCAGCGTGAGCGGGATGGCCACACGGGCGCCGATGAGCTTGCGGGCCTTCTTTTGCTGCTCGACGCGGAGGTGCCCGTCGACCACATCGCTGAACTTCATCTTCGCGAGGTCAGCGCGCCGCTGGCCCGTGTGCAGCGCGAGCAGCAGCATCGCCGGCACCCACCGCTGAGGCCCAGTGCTGGCCAGCAGCAGCATGTCTTGCCACATGTCCAGCGTCAGCCGTTTGCGCAGGCCTGGCGCCCTCGGTGGCTTGACGTGAGCGGCTGGGCTCGATTCGGCTTCGCCATTGTTGATGGCCTCGACGTAGATATCGCGAAGCTCCCCCAAGATCCGGCCGGCCTTGTGCGGGGTGCACGTCTTAAGCAGCGTGGCGATCTCGTGCGGCTTGATCGCCCGCAGGGGCCGGGCGCCGAGATGGGTCTCGATGTAACGCAGCGAGGTCCCTCGGTTCTTGATCGTCTGCGGGTCGTAATTGCGGTCGCCGATGATCGTCCGGTAGGTCGTCAGCCACTCGGCCACGGTGCCGCTGACGGCCACCGCCTCTTGCGCAGGCGCCGCCGGTGCTGGTGCTGGCGCCTCAACCGACTGCTGAATTCGGATCGCCACCTGAGGCGGCGTGGGCTCGGGCGGAGACGGTGGCGGAGGGGGGGGCGGCGGTGCGGGCATCGCCCGCGTTTGCAGCAGCGCTGAACCCAGCGCCGGCACCGCTTGAACACCAGCCGGGAGCGCGCGGATCGCGAACGCTATCGACTCCAAAACGCCGGCAAGTGCCGCGGCGGTCATGATGCATTGCGCTTAGTCATGTGATTATTGAACAACAGCAAATAGCGGGATGGAACCCCCGATTCGCGTAGTGCAATAATTAGGCATGAGCACTGACACCAAGCCAAAGCGCGGCCCGCCGTTTAAGGCCAAAGACGAACTCCGTGTGAGCTACACGCGGCGCTACCTGCCAGAGCACCTGGCCAAGATCAAGGCTGCCACCAACGCCGAGTTCGATGCGCTGCTGGAAGGCTGGGTGCCGAAAACGAAAAAGCCCGCCAAGTAGGCGGGCGGTCATCACCGGCAGGGGATGGAAATCAATTTAAATGGTTCTAGGGTGGCTGTAGAAGTTGTCCATCGCGCACGGCCCGCGATAGTCATCAATGTTCAATCGTCCACCAAGCATGGCTTCAACGAACTCGTCCCCGAACGACTGCTCGGCTAGGAATCGGCGAAAGCCGTACGCACATGCGTCAGCAACCATCAACATCGGGTCGCCTTTTTCCACAAAGTGAATATTCCGCCGCAGCCGTGTAACCCGAAGATCACCGACTTGACGAAGGAAACCTTGTTCAACTTCCTTCGCCGTTGGTATCAACTGGTCAGGGCTGAAGCTGAAAGAGTTTTCACGCCACAGGGAAACAGCTCGGGCAAGGAAACGCCTCATTTCTGGCACGTCTTCCGCCACTACCGTGCCTACTTCGCTCGGCCTCGCGTAATCCCGGATGTAGCGATCTGCGCTCGCGATGCAGTTTCCAAACGCCATGAAGTGCTGGAACTGGGCCACCGACATGCCGGTACTTTCTATGCCTTCAAACTGAGCAGATCTTCGATACATCGAGAGCACGATTGGGATACCGAAGCGACGAGGCAAATGCATCATCGATTTCAAAATCGCCAATCTGTGCGCTTGAGTCCAGCCCTCACGCATCCTTGAATCACCCCAGATTTCCTTGGCATGGAAGACGAAATTCTTCTGCGTGCGGTACTGACTGGGAACACCACCGAGGATTTCTGACACCGCAGCTTCAATCGCCATCAAATGCGCATCCGCCTCAACCACCAATCCCACCACAACAGTGACCGGCTCTTTCTCCGACGTACCAGCTTCATCCATATAAACGAATCGCACTGTCTACTCCCGATAGCGCCGTGGCGCGACAGGGCGAATGTAGCGACGCCGGAGATCAAGCGTGGCACTGGGAGAGCTGTTGCAAACCCTGCGCGTGAGTCAAGGCGTGTTAGCCAACCAAAGCCCGACTGGCACGCTGCCGGTGGTGTGCCCTGGGTCACCAGGATGGACGCCATCGCCAGAATCGAGCGCGGTGGCGAGCTCGATGTGGCTGTTTACCGTCTGACCCTGCAAAGCGCCCACGAGGTCGATGTAGGTCGCGCCGTATGAGGCGACGCGTGCCGGCAATGTCGCATTTGCCGTCTGGCGAAAGCTATCCGTTGCACCGTATGGCTTCGCGGCGTCCGTTACGGGCAGGAAGCCATACACGCCCAAGCGGGAGTTCCAACGCTGAGCCAACGACACAAGCGTGCCGACGGTCCCCATCGCTTCGTTGACGACGCGCTGCCCCAGCGTCGTGCCGAAGTTGTTGACGCTCGCCGCCGTCGCCAAGATGTGCGAGGGGCGAACCTCGTCGATGACACCGAATGCCCGGTTCGTCGCCTGGATCGATGTGGCGCCACCGAAGCCCTGCGCGCACACCTCGGTGGGGACGCTCGAAGCCAGCGCCGCCTTGAGGGCGAAGCCGTTCAGCAGGTACGTCGGGCCAGTGCTGGCCTCGCCGATGGAGTCAGCGACAACCATCAGCGTGCGGCCCGTCGTGCGGCTTGTGAACTGCAAGATGACCGGGATGACGGTGGGCGTCGTGGTGGCCGTGGTGAAGTTGGCCGGCGTGGTGACGCCGTCCACGTCCTGATTCCAGACTCGGCAGACTCGGCCACCCGTGATGAGGTCTTCGCGGCCGAAGGCTGCATAGGCAGTGTTGCTGGCGCCCGTGTAGCCCAGCGAGATGTTGGCGCCGGCCACAGGGATGAAGATGCGCAGGTCGAGCACCGGGTAGGTGCCGCCGTCCGTGCGGTCCACCGACGCCACCTGGCACCAGTCCGTCCAGGTGTATGACGGGTAGTTGTTCGCTGCGTCAATGGCTGCGGCCAGGGTGCCCGAGCTTTGCCCGCCGAAGGTCGCAGAGCGCCAGACACCACCCGTAGAGCTGACCGTCTCGGTGGGCGCCGGGCTGGCGCTGGTCGTGCCGGTGGAACTGTTCGCGGCCGGGGCGGCGGAGTAGGTCCCCAACGTATTGGAAACGCCGAAGATGACCTTCACGCCCGCGACTGCGGCGGTGTGCATGTTCGGGATGCCGATCCGCACGGAGTCGAAGGCGGTCGCCAGGGCGTGGCGCTGGTGCTGGGTGAGCCCGGTGACGAGACCGGTGCCCGTGAAAGCTGTGCTCGCCACGGCAACGGCGCTGCTGCGGCCCGTCAGGCATCGCGCCATCAGGCTGCGGCGGTTGCCGAGATTGCCAGCCCCTGACACCGGGTCGAGGGTTCCCTGCAGCGCTTCGCGCGCCTGGCCCACGTCGGTGGCGACGCCATCGCCGATCCAGCGGAACGCCAGGTCATCGTCGACGGTGATCTGGCTGCCCTTGGCGGCGAGCACGCCGCCCGCGGTGAAGCGGTCGGCCAGCATGGTGATGAGCATGGGTGATCTCCTGTGGGGTTACATGCGCACGACGAAGCGCTGGCGCGAGCTGACGCCGGCAGCGAGGCCCGCGGCGGCTTGCTCGGCCTGGACGTCTCGGCGGGCGGCGTTGATGGCGGTGAGCAGGTCGGCCACGCTCTTGAACTGCTTCATGCGCGTGCCGATGCGGTACTCCGCGACGACGGCATTGCCGCTGGCCATGTGGGCGCGGTAGGCGGCCTCGAGGTCGGCGAGGTAGGCCTCGGCGTCGGTGAGCAGGCTGCGGGCGGTGGTGCCTTCGGCTGCCGGGTCGGCCAACACGCGCACAGAGCCGCCGGCGCGAGACACGCGGTCGGTGCCGAGGGTGCAGACGAGGCTGGCGGCGTAGTTGCCGGGCTGCCAGGCGGCCGTGGCGACGCTGGTTGCGGCGGCGGCGAACTGCTCGCCGCTGGTGGTGCAGGTGATCTCGTGGCGCGTGGCGCCGACGAGGATGAGCTTGGCGGTCCAGCCATCGGCCGGGGCGCAGTCACCGGCGTCGAAGAGCCAGGCGGCGCTGTCGCCGGCGGTGTGGGTGCTAGGCAGGGTGTCGCTCATGGCTGAGCACGATGCCGGTCGCGCCGGAACTGCGGGGCTTGAGTTGTTCCGCGCATCACTGCTCCGGGCTCACGATGCGCAGCTGGCTGACGATGCGCCGCACGTAGCGGTCGCTGATGCCCAGGCGCTCGCTGATGACGGCGTTGGGGAGGTTCTGTTGCGCCAGCTCGATGACGCGGGCCTTGGTGCTGATGGCTGGCACGCGGCTGATGTGGTGCATGCTGCCGCCGAGCGTGGAGCGGGCGCGCTGCTCGGCGTTGGCCAGCGCGTCGTGCAGGGTGTCCGCCGGGGCGCCGCTGGCCTCGATGGCTTCGCGGACGAGCTTGAGGAAGATGGCGAGGGCGTCCATGGGCGGGCCTGGGTTGGCGGTCAGCGGCGGCGCTGGGCACGCAGGCGCTGGATGCGCGCGAGCGTGGCGGCAGGGGATTCAGCGGCGGCCTGGGCCAAGGGCTCGGCGGTCGAGCTGGGCGGCTGGCCGTCGGGCGGCTCGGTCGCTGGCTTGGCGCCGGGCAGCGAGCCGGCGCGCGAGACGGCGCGGCCGACGAGCATGGGCGCCAGACGCACGGCGGCGAGGTTGTAGTTCATGCAGTCGAGCGCCTCATTGCGGGGGCGCAGCTGCACCCACTCCTTGAACGGGCGGGTGCCGCGCACCTTGGTGACGAGGCGCTCGGCGGCGAGCTGGGCGAAATACTCGTCGTCGAACGCCGCAGTGTTCGGGAAGTGGATGTAGCCAGGGCCGGGCGCCGTGAGCTGCAGGCGGCCGTAGATGAGGGTCTTGGCCTGGTCGACCCCGATGGGCTCGCTGGGCCGGGCGCGCTTGCGGCGGGCGCGCAGGCGCTGCGCTCGCTTGCGCTCGTCTTCCACCAAGGGCCGGCCGGCGCCGTCATAGCCCATGATGGCCACGGTCCACTGGCGTTTCTCGCAGAAGTCCAGCACGACGCTGGTGTTGTAGCGGGCGTCGATGCAGGCGATGTGCACGCCGGCTTCGACGAGGGCCTCGTGCAGCTCTTTCCAGACGTCGGGCTGGGTGGTGTCACCGGGCAGGATGAGGTGATCGATGACCCAGGCTTCCTCGCCGGCGCCCCAGCCGACGACGGTGAGCTCGATGCGGTCCTTCTGGACGTCGGCGCCGCCGGTGATGAGGTGGACGGGCAGCGCGGCGATTTCGTAGGTCTCGAGCCGGGCCAGCAGCGCGCCGGCCTCGAGGCTGTCGCCCACTTCCTTCCACACCTCGCCGAGGTAGGTGTTGACGAAGGCCTTCAGCTCCGACGTGTCGCCCTGGACTTCGACCCACTTCTGGGCGATCTTGAGCCAGTTGAGGCCGAGGCCGGTTGGCGCGTACAGCGCGTTGAGGTGGTAGCCGCGGTGCAGCTTGCGCGCGGGGCGCTTGGCGATCCAGCGGCCGGCGGCGAGCATGTCGGGCTTGTGCTTCTCCTGAATCTCGGCGCCGCAGTGCTGACAGACGTACCAGGCGGCCAGCACGGTGATGGGCTCGCCGGGTTCCTCGGGCGCGGTGCGCCACTTGAGGCCGTGGGGCTTGCCGGTGCCGAACTCGAGGGGCTGGGTCTCGTTGCAGTGCGGGCAAGGGACGTGGTAGCGGCGCTGGTCGCTGCGGCTGTAGAGCAGGTCGATGCGGCTTTGGCCTTCGAGGGTGGGCGTGCTGACGCAGTAGGTCTTGGCGCGGCTGAAAGTGCGCTGGCGGTTCTCGATCAGCGTCATGGGGTCGCCCTCGGTGCCGACGTCCCAGGGGAAGGCGTCGACCTCGTCGCAGATGACGTAGGGGAGGTGATCAGACCGGAGGCTGTCGGGGCTGTTGGCGCCGGCCTTGATGACGCGGGCGCGGGCGCCGTATTCGAGCAACTCGGCGCGGTTGGCGCGGTCGCGGCGGCCGGTGGGCGTGAGCGCGCTGAGCACCGGCGTTTCCTCGAGCATCTTGGCCAGGCGCGGGTTGAAGCTGCGGTCGCGCAGCTCGAGGGTTGGCACGACGACCAACATGTCTTTGTTGGTGAGGTGGTGCATCACGTAGCCGAGCCAGTTGTACATGGCCTCGGTGCCGCCCACGCCGCTGGACTTGATGAAGGTGACCTGGCGCACGGCGCTGTGCTCGCTGAGCGCGTCCTGGATCTCGACGAGGTAGGGCGTGAGCTCGTTGCGCCACGGGCCGGGGCTGTTGGTGCCGCTGCGCAGCCAGCGGTTGAGCTCGCTCCACTGGCTGACGGTGAGCAGCTTGCGCGGCGTGGCGCCCTTGCCAAATGACTCACCCAGGCTGGGCAGCGCCTGGCTGATGGCCGGCAGCTGGCGACCCAGCTCGACAAGCACTTCGTGCGCGGCCAAGCTCATGGCGTGGTGCACCTCGGTCTCGTCGGCCAAGCCGGCGACGTCGAGCAGCCAGCGCTCGAGCAGCACGTCCAGCGCGCGGCCGGCGGCGTCGCGCACGGCAAGGCCGGCGCGGAGGGTGTCACCACGCGGTACGACCTGCGCCTCGGCCTGGCGGCAGGCTTGCTCAGCGCGCTGCGCTTGCAGGTGCTCGCGTTGGGCTTTGAGGTCGGCGAGGGTGGCGGTCATCGCGCTGCGAGCAGCACCTGCTCCGACACCAGATCGACGAGCGTGGCGTCCCGCCACTGCACGCGGACGCGGCGCCAGCTTTGATCGAACTGAGCTAGTTCATCGTCACGCCACTTCTGCGCCTCTTCGCGAGTCTTGCACCACGGCGGCGGAGGGCAGATGAACATCGTGCTTTGCTCGACAACCTCCTCCACCTGCATGACGATCTTGCCCGTGATGGCCTGTGGGCGGCCGCGTGTGCGGCCGGTCAGTTGGATGCGAGTACGTGGGACTGGGAAGACCATGTCGGCTCCTTGACGATTCAACGTGCCGTGCGCAACGCCTGCGCCAACGCGGCCTGGAAGATGGGCGCGGCTTCGCGTTTGACGGCGAGGTCGGCGGCGGCCTGGACGTCGAGACGAGGCTCATAACGGGCCCACTGCACGAAGATGAAGACAGGCAGCAGCTCGCGCACGCCAGCGGCAATGCGCACGTCCTGGTAGATGCCGAGCTGGCCACGGCCACCGGGCCGGCCGACGAAGTAGCGGAAGCCCAGGCGGCTGCGCGTGCCGCGCGCCAGGCGGGCGCGGGTGGCGGCCGTGCTGTTCATCTTGAAGCCCCGGCCCTCTTCGCGGAAAGCCCGGAAGTAGCTGAGGATGGCGACGATCTGGCCGCGGCTGACGTTGCCGTAGGCGTCCATCTTGGCGCCCTGCCCCGGCGTGACGAAGTAGCCGCCGGGCAGCACGCCGATGCTGCGCAGCGCGACCTCGAAGCCCTTGAGCCGGCGCTGGCCGCCGCTGACCTGCCAGCGGAGGTAGTCGCTCGCGGGGCGGCTGCCGCCGGCCACCTGCTTGAAGTCGACGACGGCGGTGAGGTCGGCCGCGGTGGCGCGCTTGGTGACGCTCAGGCTGTTGAGGGTGAAGGGGGTGGGCCGGTCCAGGCTGTCGCGCATCTCGTGGCGGACGGCGTCTTGCACGGGGTAGCGGGCCAGGGTGTTCAGGGTGAGGCTGGCGGCGTAGCGGGCCTGCTTGTCGAGGCTGGCCAGCTTGCGTTGGGCTTGCTCGAAGCCGGTGAGGGTGACTTTCATGCGTAGGCCTCCGGGGTGTCGCTGGCATCGAGGCGCAGCCCCGTCGCGCCGAGCAGTTCGGGCCGCAGGCGGCGCAGGGCGGCGGCGAACTCGCGGCGGACGAGGCGGCGGGCGGCGCCGAGCTCGGTGACGAGCAGGCGGCGGCGGTCGGTGTCAGAGGTGGCGGCGGCCAGGCGAGGGGCGGTCTGGTCGATGAGGCGCTCGACGGTGGCGCGCAGGGTGGCGCCCAAGCCGTGGGCCTCGCGCTGCAGCGCCGCGCGGGGGATGCGGGCGCCGCTTTGCAGGTCGAGGCTGACCAGCAGCATGCGGTTCTGCCAGGCGAGCTTGTCGGCCTCCCAGCGGGCGCGGGAGTCGCTGGCGGCACCTTCCCCCTGCCCTGCCCCCTGATCGGCCGTTGCAGGGCCCGTTGCGGGCGTTGCAAGGCTGGCAACAGCGGGCAACTCCGCTCCACGGGTGGCGGCGTGGCGGGCGGCAACGTCGTCTCGACCGCCGCGGGTGGCGTGCCAGCGGGCGAGGCTGGCTTGCACGAGGACGCGACCGTCAGCGGCCAGCACGAGGCGGCCGGCCTGGGCGGCACGGGTGACGGTGCTGCGGTTGACGCCAAGGCGGCGGGCGAAGGCGGCCAGGTGTTCGGCTTCAACCGAATCCGGGCTGTTTTGGGTGCTGTGCAGGGGTTTGCCGGCCTGTGCAGGGTACCCATCACAA